AGGTGAATTAAAAAAACAATTAAAAGCCGTCACACCTAAAGGTATCTTTCATGCTTTTATAGAGCAGTTTGTTTTCTCAGATGATAATCCTTTACAGATAACTAATGATAATGCGACATTTCAAAGAGAGTGGGCCGATTGGAAAGCAAGGTGGTTTACATCTTACTCTTTAAGAGAATCAAAATATATTAAGTACACATGGTATGGTTCACAATTAGAGAAAGTAGAAAATTTAAGTAAGGATGCATTAATGGATTATCTTGCACATAATTCATTTAACTTTGATGAGCCTTTAGTAGTGCCTCAATGGGCATGGGATAAAGCCATGGAGTTAGGATTGACACCTACTAAATTATTTAAAGGCATACAAACAAGAGTAAAAAATATGAGTGAAAGTGCTATAAGAAAATTATACAAAGGAGAAATGACTCCTAAAAAATCAGAAAAAATAAAAGAATTAAATAGAATATTAAATATAAAGGAGTAAAAAATGTTAGGTGGATTACCAGTAGAAATGATTACAATGCTAGGCTCAAGCCTACTAGGTGGAGTAATGTCCATATGGAGTCAAAGCATTAAAGCAAAACAAGAAGAACAGAAAATGTTACTAGCTAGAGCAGAGACACAAATGTCTTTTATAGAAAAGGCTAGAACATATGACAACAAAGGTTTTCAATGGACAAGAAGAATTATTGCATTGACTGCAGTATTCATGGTTATAGCATATCCTAAACTTGTACCAGTATTATTTGATGTACCAGTTATATTAACATGGACAGAATTTACAAATGGATTTTTCTTCTTAGTAGAAAAGAAAGAGATACTAATGGATAAATCTTTTGCAGGTGTAATTATCACACCACTAGATACACACCTAATGTCAGCGATAGTGGGATTATATTTTGGTGGGAGTTTAGTAAAAAAATGAGTGAGCAGAGAATAAAAGATTTAGGAACAGTATTAGATAAAGCATTTACATTTATAGCTAAACAAGAAAATGCACCATTATATAATGCAATTTTATCCTTTAAAAGGTATGATGGTAATAGTAAGTATATACCTAATGAAGCGACAGGAGAAATACCTTTACTAGGTGAATATAAAGACCCATCAGGTAATAGAACCTACGGATTTGGATTAGAAATTAGAACTGCAAACAATATGGGTGGAGTGGTTCCTGCTACAACAGTTCCTGAAATGGAGTTACAATTTAAAGAAAGAATACAAAAAGATATAGACTTTGTTAATAAATTAACAGATGCTAAAGGAAAAAGATTAAACTTAGATATTAATCAAAAAGCAGCTTTAACCTCTCTTGTGTATAATATAGGACAAACAGGTTTTTTAAATAGTAAAGCATACAAAGAAGGACTAGCTGTTGGAGATATAGATAGATTTAAAAAAGAAGCCTTTGATTCTAAAATAGGTTTTGTAAAAGATAAAAAAGGTGGTACTATTTTAGATGGTTTAGTTAATAGAAGACAAGCTGAACTAGAATTATTTGAAACAGCACAGAGAGAAAGAACTGCAGAAACAAATCCTATGGTAGACATGACAAAAATAGAACCAGAACCATTAAAAGATAGACAGATAACTATGGCAGAATTAGCTGCTAGAAGAGCAGGAGTTAATACTAATTAATACTATTAATAAATTTAGTTAAATCTTCTGTCAAATCCTCAAACATAACTTTAGTCTCTTGAGTAAGAGCAACTAGAATATTAGTGTGCATGTATTCGGGGTATTTTTTCTTCATAGTTTCATAAAGTTTTTTATGATTAACTGTACTATAGTCTAACACTAATTCAAAATCTCTATTAATTCCTACATTAAATCTACCAACATCAATTAAAAAATCATATTTTCTTCGTATTAGATTCTTTCTTTGGACTTTCATTTTCTTTTACCTCGACAGCTATAGAATTTAAGAGTTGATTAACTTGATTCCATGGTAGTGTGGATAAGAAATTAACTATTGCTTGTATTAGTTTTTGACTGATTTCGTATTTTGGCATTTCTGCTTTTCTCCTTTTGCGTTTGTATATTTCTTAATTCTTCAGTAATGATTGCAGATAAATCATCATGCAAAACTTTTAAGTAACCAAAGAAATTTGTTTTAGTAGATATCTTTACATATCCTTTATCTTTTACTTGTTTAGACTCAAATGTGTCTAAAGACAAAAGTAAATCTCCTGTGAATGGGTCTTTAAGTATTCGCATAGTTATAATTATTTACATCCATTAAATCTTTTATAGGAACTAACCAACCCCATGATGTGTTACTATCACCTCCTGGTGCAGACCTATAGTTATTATTCTTAATCATCATTTTTAATTTATCTGTTTCTAAAGATATAGCAAAGCAAAAATCTTTACCTTTATAAAAATTGATAGTCCAATATTGTGATTGTGTTTTTAATATTCCACTATCTTTACCTCTACTTCTGTATTCACAGTAATGATTACCACTCTTAATCCATTTATCTATTTCTGATTTAACTTCAACCTTATCACCTTCTAGTATTGTACCTATTATACCTTCACCTTTTTTACCTGTAGCTAAATCATATTTAAAATCTGAGTTATGTTTCAATTTAATTTCTTCCTCCAATCATCTAAGTTAATAATGTTTGCTTTTCCATTTTCCATTTCCTCTAATTTTGAAACACCCAAACCTATTTCATATACCATGTCGGGGTCATCTAGTGCTATCTGACATAGACCTAATGCAACTTTAAAACAAATATCTTTTTGTTCTGTATCTTTAACATAACTTCTATCTATACCACAAATAAATTTATTCTTTTTTCCAAATGGTTTTACAACTATAACCACACTATCTTTATCTAACTTAACTTGTTTAATCATGTACTATCTCCTTTGGTTTATTTACTTCTGCATACCAATAATACTTAGGATTTTTGGCCTTAGATTGTTGTTGGGGCAAGTATTCAATAGTATCACCCCAACATTTATGTTTATAAGGACAATAAGAACAGACAGTACCTAAAACTTTATTACCTGTTTTCTTTTGATAAAATGATTCTTCTTGTAATTCATAACATCTTTCAAAAGGTTTATCTTCCATTAATGCTTTTACATTATGATGTACCTTTTCTAATGCTTTCTTTCTATACTCTGTATCATCTTCGGGAGGCTGACTAACTAACATTTCACCTGTAGCTTTGTTGACTACAATCCAACCACCAAAGGGTTTACCTGTAGCCTCTGAGTATAAATATCCTTGTGATAAATAACCAAAGACATCATCCTCTGCTATCTTGTGAAAGCCACCACCACTTTCTCCAAACTTTTTTTCAAACGCAAAAGGTGAAGCAGATTTTATATCATAAACTTTATCATCTATAATGATATCATATGTACCTTTCATGTCAAAAAATTCTGTATTTAATTTTACTTTACCTTGAACGCCATCAATCTTTGATTTAACTGCTCTCAGTAACATAACTACAACCGCTTCTATTATATCCCCAAATAAATTTCTTAACTTAAAATTATAATTTTCATAACTAATGATACTATCTTTGCCCGAATACTTTTTATCCATTTGTAATTGACATAGTGGTTTACCTATGTTAGACATTCGGATTCTAAACTCTGATTCTCTTTTGTCTGTAAATTGTTTTCTTATTGCTTGTTCACATTCTTGTTTAAACTTTTCTATAATAGGTTTAGGTATAGCGACAGGCTCTCGCTGAGCCTGTGCTAAAAATGATTTTACTTCTTCTAAGAAAGTCAAGCGGTAACTTCCTTCATTATTTCATCATCTAAAATATCTTCTGCAGTTACTTCGCTTTTCTTTGCTTTACTATGCTCTGCTTTGACATAATCATTTTCTTGTTTTACATACTCTAAGAAATCTTTTAGTATTTCTTTATCAGTATCAGAAAATTTTACATCTTTATTTGCATCTTTAATTTTTGCAGTAAAGTAAGTTACACTACCTTTAGTATGTTTTTCTGTTCCATTAAAATCTAAAACAGTATTATACATAATCTTATTTCTTTTAGATAGACTTTTTAATTGGTCACCAATAGGTAAAAAGTTTACACCTCTAACTCTGTATAGGACTGCCTCTTCTGTAATCGTGACATCCTGCCCTTTAGAGGTTTTACCTTTTGCAGATACCACGCCAAATACATTTCTATAACAAGTAACCTTATCCTGTTCTATTTTAGAAGCAGGGTCTAAGTCTTCTCGTAATGCTTTAGGTACACTACCACATGCATCAGTTCCATTCGTATCGGGTTTGGCATCAGACCAACTCGTGAACATAACAGATTTATAATTGTTATCTTCATTCTCTTCATCGTATTTATTATATTGGAAAGTATTTAGAAAGGGTCTAAATGATACTTTCTCTGCAAAGACAAGTCCGTGTTCCTGACTGTCTATTTTATATAGACCTCTTTTAATCAGATTACCTTCACTGTCTTCGGTATCGTAGTTAATTGATAGCCTTGATAGGGAAGAGCCACCCGACTCTACATCTTGACCTAACATAGCCATCACTTTATCGTTGGACATATTATCTATATCCGCTAGTACTTCGTTTGACATATAATGCCTCCTTTTTGTTGTGTTATTATATCATTAAACTGTGGATAAGTCAAGCCAATTTATACCTTTTTTTATCTCAAAGTCTAATGGAACATTTAACTCACAATCATATCTATTTAATAGTGAGTCTTTTATATTACTAAATCCTGTCTTTATAACACTAATAACATGATGTATTTCATCGGGATGTGTATCTAATATTACAGAATCATGGACAGTATTTATAATTAAACTTTTCATTTTTCTTTTTCTTAGTAACTCCCAAACATTAATACATGCTATTGGTACTATGTCTGCCGTAGCAAACCCTTGGACAGGATAATTTTTTATAGCCGTAGCTTGTGTAGTAGAGCCGTCTTTTCTTCTATAAACATTTGGAAAATAATATTCTCTACCACTAGGTAGTTTTACTATCTTTGTTTTGTATGCTCTATCTTGTAACACTTGATGCCACTCTGCAATTTGTGGATATTTTTTTAAAAACTTCTCGTAGTATTCTCTTTCTTTTTTCTTACCCATCATGCCACCATACAAAGGTTTAAATGTATGTGCCTTTGCAGTTTGTCTATCACATCCTATAACATCTGCAGTATACTGATGAACATCTATACCATCCTCTATATCTTTCATGCCTTGTTTATCTTGTGCTAAAAATACTGCAGTTCTAAATTCTAACTGAGCAAAATCTACTTCTAGTATTTGTCCATTTTCCCACCTAGACTGTATAACTTTTTTTACAGGAAACTTATCACCTCTAGGCATGTTTTGGAAATTAGGTTTAGAACTAGATAGTCTTCCTGTAGCAGTTATGTGTTGATTAAAAGAAGGATGTAATATATTATCATGATTAGTATTATCTCTTATGCCTGTTATAAAAGTATTAAGATAAGTTTCTAATGCACCAAACCTAACAATAGAATCTACAAACTCTTTTAATGTACCTTCAGCATAAATACCTATTCTATTTAAAGTTTCTTTATCAGTTTTAAAACCGCCTTGTGCCACATCTTGTACACTATTAGCCCTCCAATTAAATCCTGCTTTAGCTTCGGTCTCAATAAATAACATACCTTCACCTTTACACTTAGGACACTTAGATAACTTAGCAAAAGGACTACCATCTTTTTTTATTTTTCTGACATGTCCTACGCCTTTACACACATCACATTGTTGTGCTATTGTTTTATACATAGGGTCTGTATATTTATTTACTAACTCTTGAAATGCTCTATCTGTCATTCTAGGTCTTCTCTTAGGTCTTCTCGTTCTTTTATCTATACCTATGTTAAACATACTTGTCCAAATATTTTTGTCTTGTACTTTTCTAGAGTAAATTACTTTAGACAAATCTTCTGTAGAAGATAAATTAATCTTTGTATCACCCATAACTTGAGCAATAATTTTTTCTATCTTACTTTTTAACTTGTAGTATTCTTGTGTTAATTCTTTCTCAACACTTTCTAAGTCTTGTAAATTAATATAGTTTCCATTACATTCCATATCTATTAACACTTGTAGAAAATCATTCATCAAATCTCTAGTTGGTAATAGTCCTTTGTTTGCAGGTAGATTATAAAATCTTACTTGTGTAAGATATAACTCTTTAGTTATCTTAACATCTTGTCTACCATAAGTTTCTAAATGTTCTATTGGAATTTCATCAATACCATATCCATCTTCCATGTATGTAGCTAGTATATCAGATTTTAAACTAATGTTATGTCTTCTACAACATTCTTTTAGAGATAATGATTTATCTTTATTACCTCTCATGATAATATATTCTGCTAACATTGTGTCATATAACTTACCATTGTATGTAAATCCAAACTCATACATCCACGACATATCAAATTTTAAATTATGCCCTATGATTAAATCAGACTCATCTAGTATCTCTTGAACTTTTTGTTTATTTTGTTTTATCTGTTCTACATCTTTAACATCTTTATGATAAAAGAAATAGTACTCATCGTTAATACCAATGCTTACTAATCTATTCTCATAGTTAAAAGGTGAAGGGTCTCCTTCGTTACTTACTGTAGTTTCTATGTCTAGTGTTGTTATCACTTATTGTCCTTTCTATGTAAATGAAGTGAATTGTGATAAGGTGGGAACTAATCTTACTTCGAACTCACCATGGTCACCTGTTAGTTTATTTTTAGAAATAGTTATCTGTCTTACACATGCTTCGCTAGGGTCTTCTCTACCCTCATCTAATTTTCCTATACCTACAATAACATCTGCCTCCGCAGCTTTGCCTGTCTTAGAATTTGCCATAACATTAAAACTTAATCTTGTTCTACCATGAGCCTCTGCTGACGCTTGAGATAATCCTATTACAAATACATCATGCCTTTTAGCAATCTCTCTAGCCTGTCTATATACCTCCCCTAACTTTTCATGGGATGAATTATATTTACCTGTCACATTAACTTTATCTAATTGGTCTATGATTAATATATCTACATCATGTTCTTTACAATAAGTGTTTAAGTCTTCCATATTCATATCAACACTATCATGGGTATAGATATAAGATTCTATTTCTTTCCATTTATCTTTAGCTAATTGTCTACTACCATTTAATATCTGCCTTTTGGTTAGATTACTACATGCATTTAACATTCTCATTTGTGTACGGATAGCAGGTTCTTCATTGCAAAATATGTGAACATTCTTTTTTTGCCATGCAAAGCCTCCTTCGTTTGCTACCATGCTAACCCAAAAGGCAGTCTTGCCACTCTCGGGTCTAGCAAAGACAATCATAAAATTACCTTTACCAATACCCTCGGTAGCGTTTTGTAGTGCATGTATATTAAACTTAAACTCTCTTTGTTGATTGACTGCTTCTATTATCTCATCAACATCTCTAGTGACTGCAGTATCATCTACTGTATCAAAATACTCTTCGTCAATAGTTTCTAAAAATCTTTGTACTTCTTTAAAAGAATGTTCGCTAGGATTGTTACCAATAGATATACATAGCCTTGACATCTCGTCTGCTTTAGCTGATTTATACATACTCTTAATAGCATTTTCTACAACGCTATCGTTCATGTCTTGGATATGTTCTATCCTACTAATTAAATCTTTAATATTTTTTTGTGCTTGATAACTTTGATTAGCAAAGTATGTTTCGAAATAACTGATTCTTAAATCAGCAATACTTATCTCTTCTATCCCAGGATTGTCTTCGTATATTTTAGAGATAGCTTTGTATATATCTCTACCACCATTTGTAAAGAAAGAATCCGATACAATTTTTTTAACTCTGTCAAATACATTCTTTTTTAAAATTATTTTTAAAACATATAGTTTTAAATTGCCGTCTTCCATGATACCCTTTCTATCTTACACATGTAAGATTTAATATTTTAACTCCAATAATCTAGCTTCCATTTTACATTTAGCTATCTGTAATTCAGTAAGATTATCTGTGTCACACTCTACCTTTGTATCTTTGATAGGTTCTAACTCTTCTATAATTATTTTCTTTTCTTTATCTTTGTTAAAAGAAAATGAACAAGAACTAATAAATAATAATAATAATAATTTTATTGCCATAGTATTTTTTCCACACTCACAATAGGTTTGTCTTCAAATGTTTCTGCATCAAAATATTTATCTCTATGTATACCACTTTCTTTTAATAAAGATTTTGCTGATTCTAAAATAGCTTCTTGGCTAGTATACTGTGGATTATATTTCATAATATTACTAAAGTCTGAGCGAAATCCTGTATCACTAAATGGTAATTGATATTCTTTTAATCTTTTACCACTAACTATATTTACACCACTAGTCTTACATTTTTTATTGGGTTGATAAGTTTTATCTGTGTTATCACCTAAGTCATGTAGTGCTTTGTTCTCGTAAGTAATATGGTACATTATTGTAGGCTCATCATATACATCATCATATCTACTATAGCCAACTTTAACTATTGTGGCCACTCCCATTACATCTATTAAATATTTTTCTTTATCGTCAAATAATCCCATTGTTTCCCTTTCTATTCGTATTTGTGTGTTTTATAATAATCTTCGTATAATTTTTTTGTTTGCTTATCACAATCAAAAACTTTCATATTATAATTCTGTGCCTCTTTATCTGTCAAAGTAATTTTATCAACTAAACTATTTCTGTGTTCGTAGTCTTTTGGATTTAATTGTTTCTCGGGTTTGTTAACTGCTTTATCCCAAGTCTTCCAAAACTTTTTATTCTTTTCAGATATTTTAAATCTGCCACCTTTACTGCCTTTCTTGTAGTGTCTCTCTAATATAATATTGTTATACATATGCATTAGGTAGATTTGCTACTAAGTAAAGTAGAAATGCTAACACTATAAACATTGACATCAATAACGCTATAAAGTCTCGCATAATTTTTCACCCCATTCTTTTAATTCTTTTACACTATAATATTTTAAATCTTTGTCAATCATTTCTACATATGTAGGAACATGATAAGACAATGTATCTTTTATTTTAAAACTTTTATCCGTTGCATCTTTATCTAAACAAACAAAACATCTGTCTACAATATCAGCTATTGGTGTTATGAACTCTTCTTTTAAACTTGTACCCATGATAGCTACCCCTGTTAGGTTAGCCATTGCAACTTTACAGGCTGAGACACAATCCTCCACGACCACACCAATGTACTTATTACTACCTGCCACGAAAGGGTAATGGCAAGTATTATATTTGTACCATTTTGGAATTGTGTCATCAGCCAAGCCACGACCTACCGCACCGACAACTTCCCCATTATTTTCTATGAGGAAAACTATTCTATCTTGTTTCACATCATACATTAATCTAGCTTCAGTATTTTCTAACTCATACTTATCAATGTATTCTCTTGCTTTATTATTACCATAGACTGTTACAAACTCTTTAGGTATAGTAAATTTTGGAGGGATATCATGAGGAATATCTTTACTGTCCATAAAAGTTTGTAAGTCATCTATGGTTACACCATTATTAGCGATACCTTTAGCTTCACAACTAGCATGAAAACAATTCCAAATTAATTTACCATTTTCATTTCTAACTGATAAGGTGTTTCTATTCAAACAGAATATACAATCACCCCTATAATTCCTACCCTTCTCAATGTTAAGGGTTTGAATTGCTTTTAATTGATGTTGATATTCCATTGGCTAGTATACTATACACTTTTTTTTACATATGTCAAGTATTATTTTTTTCTTGACAAATCTATTTATATATGATAACATATGATTCCCAATGCGGGGGTATATATCTATTATACACATGGAGAAATCAGAAGTTATTTTCATTAGCCAAAGACACATAAGTTACTTCTCTATCTGTTTCTGCGTCATGTAAAGGTGAAGTTAAACCCTCTAATAAATATTTATCTTTAGCTTCTTCACCACTTACTGCGTCAACAAAATACTTTTTAGTTACTGTTTCCTTAACATATACTACATACTTTTTGGTTTCCATTATATTATCCTTTCTTTTCTAACTTGTTCTATAAGTGTATCTTCTATATCTCTCTTCATAGTTTCAAGATACTCATCATCTATCAGATACTTATCGTCTTGTGGGTCATACTCCTCTAGCCAAGAACCATGTCCTTCACATACAGGACACTCATCTATCTCATCGTTCTTGTCACCCCAAGCTATATAACCTTTGCCATTACATTCGGGGCATTCTACTTTTATTTTTTGTTTCATTTTAGTTCCTTTCTTATAGCTTCTTTGTCTAGTAGATAATAATATAAATCATTTAAAAAATTATAGGGGATTAAACCCTTATTATCTAATTCCATAATATCTGAAATAGTTAATTGGCATACCTTTTCTATATGCTCATCACTTGCTTCTGTTTTTGCGTCTGTTCCTATTACGCTTTTATACATTTGGTTTTCATACATTTTATTTTCCTTTCTAATTATAGTATGCATATTTTATATCGTTTGTCAAGTATAAAATATACAAAATTGTAACACCTCATTTGCTAAAATAACACTAGTACTTTCATAAAACATCACTATAATTTATATAATGCATGGAGGTGAAATTATGAATGTATTTGGGATTACTGAAAAATCTATCGGGTTTCTTGTTGGTATGTTTAATAGGTATAATTCTGATGAGAAGTATATCAGAAAGTTTGTACAAACAGAATACCCACAAGATGATTGGGCATGGATTGAAGACAAACTTAAAGCTAAAAAATCTAAAAAAGTCAAATGATAGCTGATTTTTTTCCATTTTAAGACGCATACAAGGGGTCTGTATAGACCCTCGTGTGTCTTTGTAAGGGGTTAAAAGTCAGTATAAAAGACCTGTCCATGCTTTCTCATTTCTATTAAGTCATCAATACTTTTCTCTAAGAACTTTAACTTTTCGTATTGTTCATCATCCCAATCAACACCATTAATCCATTTCATTTTAGCATCTTTTACCATTAGTTTTGTAGCCTCGATGTATTCATCTAGATAATATACTGCCATTACTCTGTCTTAGCAATTCCTTTTGTATCTAAATTCTGAACTCTCTCGCTCACCTCGTCTACAGTCTTAGCTAATTCTTGAGCCTGTTTGAATTGTGTTTTATTTCTAGATTGCTCAACAACTTCGTCTAATGTCATGTTAATTTTTTCTTGGCGTAACTCAAAGTTTCTCTCTGCCCATTTCTCTAGCCTCTCAATCAACACTTCATTTTTTATTTCTAAGGAAGTAATTTTTTCTTCTAACTCTTTTATCTTTTTTAATCGCTCCCTGCTTCTCTCTTTTACTTTTAATACTTGTGCTTCCATTTCTGTTACTGTACTCATTCTTCACTCCCTTTTAATTGGTCTATCAATTCAGATATTTCTTCTTGTTTCTCTACCAAGTTACATATTATATCTGATAAAACTTCTTTTTGATTATACATAAAATGCGGATGGTCTTTCATCCATTTATTTTTTATAATACCATACAAATATTTTTCTGTATCTCTTAAATTATATTGTATTAGTTTTAGTTTATCTATCATTCTGACCTCTCTTCAAATAACTTCTCTACTATCATTCCCATATGTTCGTCTATGTTTTGATTTAATGCTTTAAAATAATGTTTCTCTAAAAGTTCTTGAAACTCATGTAATGACATGGCCTCAACCTCTTCCAAGATATCTTCTTTTATTCTATCGTTTTGTATGTTACTCATAAATTACACCTCGCAAAATTTTCTAGTTCATCAAATAGTTCTCTACCTCTCT